AAAAGCTAGAAGTTGCTAAAAAAGTGATTGCAGGGGAGTGTCTAATCGATGAGCAACTTATTTGAATTAAAAGATAGCTATCAACAAGTTTACGATCTTATCGTAGAACAAGAAGATGAGCAAATATTAAAAGATACACTAGAGAGCATTAACGATGCAATCGAAGAAAAAGCAGATGGTTATGTGGCGGTCATTAAGTCTTTAGAATCAGACAACAATGCTATAGACGAAGAAATAAAGCGTTTAAGACAACGTAAAAATTCTAATCAAAACGGTGTTAAACGTTTAAAAGAAAGTTTACAGGAAGTTATGGAACAGACTGGCAAAGAAAAATTTAAGACATCGCTCAATAGTTACTCAATAGCGAACAATCCACCTAGCTTAGATGTTACAGATGAAACTTTAATACCTAAACAATATTATGTTGAACAAAAACCTAAGCTAGATAAAAAAGAATTGTTAAAAGCTGTTAAAGGTGGCTTGGAACTCAAAGGAGTAGAACTAAAGCAAAGTAGAAGTTTGAGGGTGAGATAGATGCCAGATAAACTCAATCTTTTCCAAAAAATAGTAGACGTTAAAAAGAACATCGAAGGCTTTACTAAAGACGCTAAAGGTTACAACTACGACTATGTAGAAGGTAGTCAAATACTTTACAAGATACGTCCGAAAATGGAAGAACACGGGCTGCTAATATACCCTTCTGTAACAGCGTACGAAACTAGAGAAACGAAAAATAATAAAGGTAAAACGGAACATATTGTTTCAATGAATATGGAGTATCACATTATCGACAGTAATACAAAAGAAGATTACATCGTTCAATTTGCAGCATTCGGGCAACAGCAAGATATCGCACAAGCCTATGGCACAGCACTTACTTATGCTGAAAGATACTTCTTATTGAAACTGTTAAATATTCCGACAGATGAAGATGATCCTGATGCTAAACAAAAAAAACAAGAATATAGCAAAGCTGACAAACATGATATCGAAATATTATCTAACACGATAAAACAATTTGCAGAAGCAATGGGCGATACAGAAGAAGGCGTAAAAACACAATTAGGAATCATCGATTACAAAAAAATAAGCGTTGCTGATTGTATGAGATACCTACAAACAGTAGTCGGTTGGAAAAAAGAAAATGGAGTGAATTAATAATGATAAACAGAGTAGTTTTAGCAGGTAGATTAACAAAAGATCCAGAGTTCAGACAAACAGCTAGCGGCGTAAGTGTAACCACATTTTCATTAGCAGTAAATAGAACATTCAAAAACAAAAATGGCGAAAGAGAAGCAGATTTTATTAATGTAGTTGTATTTAGACAACAAGCAGAAAACGTTAATAACTATCTTTCAAAAGGTAGTTTAGCTGGAGTAGATGGGCGTATTCAATCACGAAGTTATGACAACAACGAAGGGCGACGTGTTTTTGTGACGGAAGTTGTAGCAGATAATATTCAATTCCTAGATAGTGGAAATAAAAACAACAATCAAAAAGGTAATTATCAACAGAAAAACAATAACTACCAACAAAATAATGGCTATCAACCCAATAATAATTACCAACCACCTCAACAAAGCAATAGCTATCAACCACCACAACAGAATCAACAACAAAATCCATTTGCTAACGCTAATGGTCCGTTAGATATTCAAGATGAGGATTTACCTTTCTAGGACTGATGTAGATGCCAATTATTAAAAATTACATCACTCAAGATGACGGTACAACAACTGTAGTTATCAAAGGAGTGGAACTAGATAACAAAACAACATTGCTTTTAGACAACGGTTACGAAGTAGAGGCAGATGTAAGAGTTGTAGATCCATTCAAGATTACAGATAAGCAGCGTAGAAAAATATTTGCTCTCTGTAACGACATAGAAGCATATACAGGACAACCCCGTGATTATATGAGGTGTTTTGTTCATGGATTACGTAGAAGTCCTCTACGGCTACGAGAAACGTCTCTCATTGAGTGATTGCACAAGAGATCAAGCTAAACAAGTTATAGAAGTTATTCTCGACTGGGTGTTTCACAATAATATACCACTTAATTATAAGACGAGTGACCTACTTAAAAATGACAAGGCGTTCCTTTACTGGGCAACGGTCAATCGAAACTGTGTACTATGTGGGAAATCAAATGCTGACCTTGCACATCACTACGCAATAGGTCGTGGTGCTAACCGTAAGAAGATGCAGCATTACGATTATGAAGTATTAGCTTTATGCAGATTCCACCACCAAGAACAGCACAACATAGGCGTTAAGTCTTTTGACGAAAAATATATCTTACAGGATAGCTGGATAAAAGTTGATGGTCGTTTAAACGCTATGTTGAAAGGTGAGAAAATGAATTGAAAAGATTACAAATTATAAAAATTACACTCCTAATCGTCATCTTTGCGGAGGAGATTAGAAGTGCTAAGCGTGTGAGTGGCCTAATCCTCAGTGTCATCTTCAACAAAACAATTTGCTATTAAAAAACAAGTAAACAATATTGCGATTACTGAAGAAAATACAAAGTAATTCACATATTGATCGAGGATAGTTCTTAGTAAAACCGGTCCAGTAACACTAGAAGCAGATGCTACTGAAATTTTTTTTACAAATTTAGCGGAGGGATAAATGAACTTATGATTGAGCGCTTCTTTGAATATATTGTTGTAATAATCGCGATATATCTCATCTATTGGATGGGGAGAATCGACGGTTTCACTAAAAGAAGAGACATCGACAGTATTGATAAAAGATTGTCTCAAACGATTACTAATTTTCAAAACTTCATTTTCCTGAAAATTAGTAGAGCTTATGAAATCATTAAGAAGTTTTTCAGAAAATAAATTGTTTCTAAAATTTTTAGCAATAGTAATACTTGGTGTAGAAATTCTGAACAAATTAGAAGTATCGAAATTATTTAATTTTGATTGAATTGCAATTTTACCAATATCTTTATAAATATAATCAAATTTCATAGTTTGATTCATAACTTGTCTGATTTCTTTCGAAGGTGTAGTTACTCTCATTGCTGCATTTCTTAATTCATAGAAATTTTTATCAATTATCGGCTTAACATTTTTTAGAGGATCAATGTACATCGTTACACCTCCAATCTAACGCAGTAGCATTAAATAAATTATACACAATATTTTAAAAGGAAGGAGATAAAGAAATGGCCACATTTAGAGTTTACAAAGAATCAGGTAACTTTGTGACAGTACACAAAGATTTTATACATGATTCTAATATAAGTTGGAAAGCTAAAGGGATATTACTTTATTTATTAAGCCGACCTGATGACTGGCAAATTTACGAAACAGAACTAGAGCAACATTCAACTGATGGACTTAGCGGTTTAAAGAGTGGAATCAAGGAATTAGAAGAAATTGGATATATTCAACGTAATAGAAAACGTGATAAAAGTGGTAGGTTGAACGGCTATGAGTACTTGGTATATGAGCAACCGCACCACATTCGATTTTCCAACGTTGGAAAAACCGTTAACGGTAAAACCAACAATGGAAAAACCGTTAATGGTAAATCGCATACTACTAATAATAATAGTACTAATAATGATTTTAATAATAATGATGATACTTATAATGATGAGAATATATTGTCAGGCAACCCGACTGTTTATCCTTACCGTGATGTTATTGATTATCTCAACCAACGCGCAGGTAAGAATTACAAATCGACTACTAAGAAAAATCAAACAGTCATACGTGCTAGAACAGATGAAGGTTTTTCACTAGATGACTTCAAAAGAGTTATAGATAACAAAGTTGCCGAGTGGAAAGGGACAAACATGGAGAAATACCTAAGACCTGAAACGTTATTCGGTACTAAATTCGAGGGTTATCTTAACCAAGAATTACAAACGAGTGGAATGGATCAACTAGAAAGAATGAAATACGATCCTAGCTATTGGGATTAGGAGTGATGAAATGCAATCTATGGAAAGTCTAGCTAGAAATATCAAACCTAGCCAAAACATTGTAGAAGAACAGCACAACCTTAAATGTAATAAATGTGGTAACACCTACGACTATTACAAATTTAGCAACGGTCACGAGTTCAGACATGGTTGTGACTGTTCGATGATACAAGCTGGTAAAGAAGCAGAGAAGAAACGTAAGCAAAAATATATAAATACTATCTTCAATCAATCTACTGTAAACGGTTCATTAAGAGATGCGACAGTAAATAACTACAAACCACAAAACGAACAACAGATACATGCTAAAAAAACAGCCATAGAGTACGTCAAAACCTTTTCGGTAGATAAACCTAAGTTACTCATCTTACAAGGCTCATATGGTACCGGAAAAAGCCATATAGCATATGCCATTGCTAAGGCAATTAAAAATGAGGGATATTCAGTTGCTTTTATGCACATTCCAATGTTAATGGAGCGTATCAAAGCGACATACAACAAAAACGCTGCAGAAACAACAGATGAACTTGTTCAGTTATTAAGCAACATAGATTTATTAGTACTTGACGATATAGGTGTTGAAAACACAGAGCACACATTAAACAAGTTATTCAGCATTGTAGATAACAGAGTTGGTAAGAATAATATCTTCACTACTAACTTTAGTGATAAAGAACTTAATCAAAACATGAATTGGCAACGAATCAATTCAAGAATGAAACATAACACTAGGACAGTAAAAGTGCTAGGTGATGATTACAGGGAGCGTGACGCATGGTAACGAAAGAGAATGTTATGCAAATACTTGAGTGTTCCGATGTTTATGCTCAAAAAATGATTGATTGGTGTAGTGGTGATGAAGCTGCACTCATCAAGTTAATCAATGACAAATTGGAAGAAAAAGGCAACAGGCAGACAATAACGGAGGTGTCCTAATGGGA